GATTTGGAGCCGACAGTAATAACATGGGTAAGCGAACGGCTAGGCATTGACTTCTACACCCCAGAAGAAATGTTCGCATACGACGATGACCGTGGCGCACGACTCATCTCGACCATTGACGGATTCTTCGAGCAGGGCGACACCCGCCGCATCGTTGAAATAAAAACTTACAACCGGCCTTGGGATAGCGGCAACTTTTTTGATTATTGGCGCATCCAAGGAATCCAGCAGGCGATTTGCGCCGACACCCCCGAAATCACATGGGGTGTGTTTGACGGCGCACACGAACTTCATATTCATGTGCAGGAAGTATCCGACGCAGAGAAAGAAGAACACATCGAGAAAGCGTCTGAGTGGCTTGCTGCGATTGACCTCGGGATGACCCCGCCTGGGGTGAAATGGTCGTTTGCGTCAATACAGGACCGGTACCCGGAGCCTGCGTCGGACACAGTGGTTGAACTGGACGAGCGATACCTCCAAGTTGTCGCAGATTTACGCCACGTCAAAAATGAATTGAAGTCCTACGAGGAACTAGAGGACAAACTGAAAGCGCAGCTGTGCGAATTGATGGGCGAGGCGGATGCCGCAACCATCAACGGCGTTTTGGTCGCCACGTGGAAAGGTCAGCAGCGCACAACATTTGACACCAAATCTTTCAAAGCGGACAACCCCGAGTTGGCCGAAAAGTATCAAAAAAAGATAATTGTCAGAACATTCAACTTGAAAGGGAAATAAACCATGACACAGGAAAATCAGAAGGATTTGCTGCGCGTTTTGCAGGAATATGCGGTACCGGACCCCTCGATTGTCGGCAAACTGCCCAAAGGCGGCGCGTCACTTGACTTTGTGGGCCATGCCGACATAACCCGCATACTCATTGAAATTGACCCGCTGTGGAGCTGGTCGCCAATGGCATGGGACAACGGTAGACCCGCCATTCACGTCGAAAACGGTATTGCAACCATGTGGGGGCATCTAACGCTTTTGGGTCAGGCTAGGCTGGGCGTGGGGTCGGTTCGCGCAGACAAACAGGAACTTGACAAGGAACTTGTCGGGGATTTTCTGCGGAACGCCGCGATGCGATTCGGCATCTGTCTCGCGTTGTGGACCAAACAGGAATGGGACGATTTGGGTGGCACCAAAACCCCTGCGCCCACACCCAAGCCCCGTCAGACGGGCGGTGCCGCCAAAACCCCCCCTAAGGCCCCTCAAAAGCCTCAGGACGCGCCGGAAGGCACATTGACGGACGTACAACTAGGACAGTTTCAGAAGGCTTGTACCGGCAAAGGCATTTCCCCAGAGATGGTTGCCGCGAACGCAGGCGTGAAATGGGGCGAACCAATCCCCGCAAACAAACTTCCCGACTTGCGAATGTCATTCAAAGAACTGTGCGATTTGCGGGACCTCGCTTTGGACCGCGCTGCCGAACAGGTTGACCGGTGAGCAGAAATCGCGGCAAAGGAACCGCGTTCGAAACACTCATCGTCCGGTATCTTCAGTCAAAAGGTTGGGTACACGCGGAACGTCGGGCGTTGGCTGGGACAGCCGACAAGGGCGACATCACGGGCACAGGGCCACTTGTGTGGGAGTGCAAAAACCACAAGACGTTGGACATCTCCGGCTGGTTGAAAGAAACCGAAACGGAACGGATTAACGCGAAAGCCCAACACGGGATTCTTGTCGTGAAACGTCGTTCTTACGGCGACCCTGGCGACCAGTACGCCATTATGCGCCTTGATGACCTGGTGCATCTCTTGCAAGAGGCAGGCTATGGAGATAGTTGAGATTGCTCGGGAACTGTTCGAGTGTTTGACAAAGCGGATTTATTTCCCGGCGTTGGACGCGGAAACTGGTTTGTCTGAACGTGAGAGGGCCGCTATTGAGGCGTTTCTCGATTTGGAAGGGGAACAAGAAGATGACAACGAAGAAAACTGAACCGACAATGACCGATAACATTTGGGAGTATTACGCCAAAGAATATCAGCGCGTTCAATTTTCTTACACGTACAACAGTTGCGTCTGCTCAACTTGCCCGACATACATTGAAACGCAAAAATTGGCCGACCGTTGGCGGCAGATAGCGGAACGATTCGCCAACATCGACATCCACGACCAAGCTGCGCTCGCTTTCGCATACGCATCGTTCGAGGAAATGGAACGTGCCGTACAACCCTGACCACGACATCGAAGGCCCAAACTTTGAACGGGACCTCGAATACGGCGAACAAGGCGAACAAATAGTCCAAGCGTTCCTAGTGGCCCTATCCGACGGGTCGTTTGAAGTGAAACGTGACCGCTACCGCAACGGGCGTATGGTTGTCGAAACCGGGCAGGCACCGAACAACGGGCCGTGGAAACCATCAGGGTTACGCACAACGAAAGCCGCCTGGTGGGTTTACCTGTTTTCCGACGACGCTTTTGTCATCGTGTCCACCGACCGTCTCCGCAAATATGTGGATTACAACTTCACGCCTGATGACAGGCGACTGTTTGCAGCCGAGTCGGACAACCCGGCACGGGGGTTCCTGTTGATGGAACACCACGTCAAAGATTTACTGACCAACCCGCAATACGACTAGACTCGTCTAATCCGTTAGCGAAAGGAGACAGCCACGCACAACACCACCTGATGCCCACCAACGAAAGGAGAACATCATGCGCAAAACCGCGCTCTTGGCATCCATCATCCTTATCAACCTCACGCCAGCCCAGGTCGGGGCAGCAACCCCAATACCGGCCAACTGCAAAAAGTACGAGAAACTCGCAATCGAAGTGGGATTTGCAAGGGGCGACCTTCCCGAACTGTTCAGACTCGCTCACCGGGAAAGCCGGTGCGTACCAACCGCCGTCGGCCTCAACAAAAGAGGGGACGGCTCAGTCTGGTCAAGGGACATGGGACTCCTACAAGTCAATAATTACAGCTGGATTACCTACCTTCGGAACGCGGGTATCGCCCAATCATCCGAAGACCTGCTAAATCCGCGAACCAACCTGCGGGCCGCACTAGCCTTAGTGAAGTATTCGACAGGGAAGGGTTTACCGAAATGGCATCAATGGCGGACCGCAAATCCGAATGGGAGTGCCGGAACTGCGGCCAAACCGTAACCCTTTGGGTCCGCCCGAGCGCACCCCCCACGCATACTTGTAAGAAACAACGTAACCAAACCATCAACCTCACCTTGAAAGGGGAGAAAAAATGAACAACACAACAATTATCGGCAACATCGGAAAACCTCCCGACCTACGTTTTACAGCTTCGGGAATGGCCGTCGCAGAATTTTCGGTTGCCACCACACGCGGCAAGGACGACAAGAAGCAGACAACCTGGCACACCATCACCGCGTTCGGCAAAACCGCCGAAAATGCAGCTGCATCGTTGGAGAAAGGCAACCGGGTTATCGTAATTGGACGGATTGACGTGACAACCTCCGAGAAAGACGGCCAGAAACGCACCTACACCAAGATTGTCGCAGACAACATCGGCCTCGACATGACCTACGACAAGGCGTTCGTAGATAAAACGTCCGAGACAATGAACGAGGTGAACACCAGATTCGCTGGTTCAATGTTTGAGGACGAAGAACCTTTCTGATGGCCAAATTCAACGGGGCAGAAATACTCGGTGAGGCTTACCATCTCATCACAGGTCCGCGTCAAGACCAATACTCACACCCATACGAGGACTACTCGAAAGTGGTGGACATCTTCTACGGTTTGACCGGGGTGCGTCTTACCGTGCATGAAGCGTTGTGTTTCATGTTGGCGGTGAAGATGGCCCGGTTGCGCACCGCAACGGAACGCGGCGGATGGCACCACGACAGCCTGGTGGACGCAATCGGCTATCTCGGCTGCATGAACATGGTGCAGTCCAGTGGCGTGTGAACACTGCGGCACCGTAGAAAGGGCACTCACCCCCTGGCAAGAATGGCAAACGCTCGGCTGTTTATGCCAATGCCACCAAGCCCGAGAATACGACAAACAGAAACCAGCCAAACGGAAAAAGGGAACAAAAAAGAAATGAATTGGACAATTTATCAGGGTAGCGTTATTGAACAGATTGGTGTTGTCGCAACGGGGTCTGTGCAATGTTGCGTTACAAGTCCGCCATATTGGGGGTTACGTGATTATGGCACAGATGGGCAGTTAGGGCTAGAGACCACGCCTGATGAGTATGTCGCAAACATGGTTACGGTGTTTAGAGAAGTCCATCGCATATTGGCGGATGATGGGGTGCTGTGGCTCAACCTCGGAGACTCCTACGCAGGCAGCGGCAAAGGTGCCTATGCGGATGGGCAAGTACGGCTCACTGAGAAATCCGCTAAACAAATCACTTCTGTTGGTACAACGCAAGGCTCATTCACTAAAGCCATCGTTGATGGGTTGAAGCCGAAGGATTTGGTTGGTATCCCGTGGCGTGTCGCGTTCGCACTTCAAGCAGACGGCTGGTATCTCCGGCAGGACATCATCTGGCACAAGCCGAACCCAATGCCTGAGTCAGTGCGGGACAGATGTACGAAAGCGCATGAGTATCTGTTCATGCTGACCAAATCAGCCCGCTACCACTTCAACCACGAAGCAATAAAAGAACGTGGCGTAATGGTCGCTGGCGATTCCGCTGGAAGCCGCCAACAAGACACAAGAAAAACGCATGGTCTGGGTAATGGAAACGGCGGCCTCAACGCGGCCAAAGCCAAACTTGCGCAAGAACTTGCTGACAAGGGATACAACACCCGCAATAAAAGGTCTGTGTGGACAATCCCTACGAAACCATTTACA